CTACAATTGGGATGTTTGCGTACATGCTGATATTCTTATCATGAGTTATTTCGATTAGCTCTCTAGCTTTATCTATTGATCCCTCCCATTCGTCAGGCAAAGCAATTTGCCAAATCAGTTGTGCGTTAAAAAGTATTGGCTCTCGTTCAAACAAAAAAAGTCTTAATCCGTGATAATTGCGCATTAAATCGTTAAAGCTTCTTGTTTTCCATTTATTGCTATCCTTTTTATAATAAGACGTTCTGCGACAGATAAAGTCACCAAAGGCGCAGTAGTCGTAAATAGCTCGCTCAAGAACAGCAAGCCATAACCTGCTTTCCGGCGTCGCCGGCTTATCAGCGCCGGCTTCTGTTTTGTACTTGTTTTGCTTCGTCTCAGACGCATCGCCTTTTCTAAAGAAGTTATAGCTATAGATCATTTGCAAGATACTTATCTAATGTTTCTAGCGCTTCTTGACCGCTCCAACAGACACAAGCGTAATAGCCGTTTACGTTTAACTGCTTTAATACTCGATGCTGGTCAGGGCTTACTCGATTGGGTTTTACTTTCATCTCAATAAAAAGACCGTTGTACTTCTCGTTTGCTACTGGGATGAAAATATCGGGCATACCCTTTAACAAGCCAGCTCGTTTTAGCGCAACTCGGCGTGCGATACTGCTCTTGCTTTCATTTGGTATATGACAAGCTACAGAAAGCTCGGGGCGTTTATTTGCAAGCCAGCGCAAGCCATCGAAGAATATGACCTGCTCCTGATGCTCTTTACCTGGCTTATACTTACGTTTCAACAAATAAGCTCCCTTAGTTCCTTGATCGGTCTTAACTCCGTTTCCGGTAGCATCCAGACGGGGGTTAAAAGCTTTCTGATAACGCCTTGATCTAAAAATACTTCCCTCGAGGCGTAGCCGGCTACCTCTACAGCGTTTGGAGCCGGAAAAAAGCAGCTTACATAGAAGTCTGCTTTTATCGAGTCTCGCTCTCTTACATATAGATCTGCGCTATCTCTAAACGTGCTTTTAACTTGTATCGTAGCGCCATTTACCTCTAGATCTACTATACCTCCGTCACCTCCAGCGGAGAGAGAGTAATCGAGGCAGGTTCCTAAGTATTTCGCTACAACGTATTCAGACATAACGCCGGCTAGATTTATGCCAAAGTCATCCTGCTTATCGTCGATTTTGTTGTTTGTAATGCCGTTGGCTAGCTTAGCGCAATTCCTACGCTCAGCTACCAAGAGGCATTGGCTTAGCTGTAAAGCCGATAAATTATACCTCATGGCTAGAAAGGGATGTCTTCTGAGTCGTCAACTACGTTAAAATTATAGCCCATCACGGAGCGTACATCTTCCCCAGTAGTGCGGTTTGTAGCGATCCAAGTTTGGGCTTCCTGGAGCAAGCTTATGAGACTCTCTACTTCATTATCAAAAAAGTAGTTTGTACTCTTCCAGTCGCCTGTCTGCTTATCCTTGTAGCGCTTTTCAATCTGAATGCGTGGAGCGTTAGGTTCTCCCCAGACTGCTACTTGAGTGCTTCCTTTCCGATTACTATAGCTAGGTTTTGCCATTTGTTTTCTCCTTATAGAAACGGCGGTAAATCGCATATTACGCCACAATAATTACTCTAAGATTCTAATTAGAACAAGTAGGTTTTATGAGCATGTGGAGTATATACCGCAAAACAAATATATAACTTGACAAGAGTTATCCACAGGGTGTACATACAGTTTTAACGCCTAGTTCATTCGCTACGCTCATTCACAAACGGCTAAAGGGATATTGCATACCCTTTAGAAACCCCCGCTTTTAACGATTGTTCGACTCTTCCGACATACTTCTCTTATAGCGCCTAAAAACCCAATTCAAGGGGTTTTTTAGGGCGCGCTTGAAACAATTTAACAAAACGACATACTTACCGCATTTTGAAAGCTTTGCTGATTGTTAAGTAAAGAACTTCTCGAGTGGTTGTTACGGCGCAGGGGCGTGTATCTATAGAGCTAGAGTGAGGTGGGTTAGGTAGTTTTACTAACTTTTTAAGATTTTTATTTTTAATTTTTTTTAATGAGTTTACTAAAAACACCTCACCTACCTCACCTACCTCACCTATTACTGGCGGTAGTTTTAGTAGTGGTAATATCGGGATGCTTTACGAAAGATTACAGAGTGGAGCTATGCTGGCTTAATGATAAAGCCGATTTGTGTTATCCAATTAGATCTGGGGTTGTGCAGGAGGAGGAGAATACTGCATACTGATAACTGTTTCTCCTTTAGAAACCGCCGGTAGAAAGTGCCTTCGCATCGCTTTCTACCGGCTCTTTTATTTATACGTTCGGAAAGTCCATATCAATAGATTCAAAAGGGATCTCAGCTCTAGCTACTTTCTTTAGCTTTACCGGAGACTCCCAGATACCGTTTTGTATCTCTTTTGCTTTACATGTTTCTAAGTAAGCAATTACAGCCGGTCTCTTATCGTCTTCAAAGATATTTACATCGTAGTAAGCTTTCATCTCCTCTAATGCTTTCTTCTTACTTTTCTTAGCCGGCTTTTGTTCTTTTTGCTCCCAGTCAGGCAAGTCATCCTCAGCTAGAGTAATTGGCTTAGCTGGCTCCTCTTTTACCTCCTCAACTACCTCTACAGAGGGCTGAAAGTTAGACGGCATTTCTTCTTGCGTGTACAATCCATTAAGCTCTTGAGGAAAAGCTTTCCGTAAAGCTATAGACTCGGCTACTTTCTTAATCATGATTCTAGGTGCAGTTTTCCACAGCCCAAAACCTTTAGCATAATCCGCTAGGAGTGCTTCTCCCTCCATCGGTATCCGTCGGTCTTTTCTATATACTTTACACCAAGCCCCAATGAAGCTTGCATCTGGGACAGTCTTTACCCATTCCCCAGAGGCGTTAATTAGCCCTACTTCGGCGCCGTCAAAGTCTTTAGAAGCATTGGCAATTGCCCAAAAGCCGTTAATGCCAGTCATTATCTGTAGACCTTGATTAGCTTTGATGCACCAAATCTCTTTCTTAAAAGGATTTAAGCCGGTAGCTTTGCAGTACTGCACAAAGAGCGCAAACTCCGCAGCCGTCGTTCCCTTAGCTACCGTAGCTTGCATTGTCTTTACTATCTCAGCCGAGCTATAATCTATTGTTTGTAGTTCTTTAGTCATCTTATTTACTCCTTTAGTAATTTACTTCTTGATATGCTTTTGCTCCCCAGCTTTGGCTACAATGCATACTTGCTAGCTCACAAGTAACAGTAGCAGCCGTTCGCTGCAGCCCTAAGATCAGAGTTACAGCTAAAAGAGGAGCGCCAATTATAGCACTAATTACTATATACGTTCTTATAATTTGCTTAACATTAATCATTATTTACCTCCCTTATTTCCAAAAACTAGGTTATTCCAAAAGCCGTTAGCTTGTCTCAAAGTACGCTGCTCCTCCTGGGTGTGCCGTAGGGTATATGCAGCGCTAGATCCGTCGCTAGCTTTTGTCTTAGTATTTGCAATGAAAGCGTTTTGACCATCCATAAAAGCTTGGATACCTTCTGGAGTGCCGGCTATCAATACGCCGTCACCTAAAGCGCTACAGCCAGTAGCAGTCGCAAGTACAGTTAGAGCTATTATCTTTTTCATCGTGTTTTCCTTTAGTTTTTTTTAGTTAAATCGACTCTATACAAGCAATCGCTCCCGCCAGCTCCTAAGAGCTAGCCAGAGCCATTACTGGTTAAATATGTCTAGTACATCTGGAAGGGGTCTGATGGGTTGCCCAAGAGCGTCGTTTGGTACAGTTTGAGTCGTACTTTCGAGGTACTTCTTACCGTTAAAGGGGTTGGTTTTGGTTTTGGTGGTAGTTATATCGCTATACCCTGTACCCCAAAGACCTCTATCCTCTACCCATTTGCTCTCAAATTGACCTGTAAACACGTTATAGTGCTGCTCTACCTTATAGTGCTTAGTTGGTTGTTGCGTCGGTAAATACTGCGCTTCGGCCGTCATAATCATAAAGCTAAAAGCAGTAGCTATAATTATAATGGCGTAGACGGTTTTCTCGCCTAATTCAGCCATAGTATCAGCTACCTCAGCACAACGGTTATCAAACTCTCTAAATGTCATTTGCAATGCTCCTCAATTAATTTAGTCATCCCCAGCAGAAAAGCTTCTCTGTCAGCTCCCTCATAATTAGTAGTGAGCTTTCCATCTTCCACCCATAGTTCGACCCCTGGGTAACAGATCTTTAGCGATATTAAAAAAGATTTTGTTCTGTTAATTGTGCTCATTATCCCTTCTTATGCTCCTTATAAATTGTGTAATCAGGATCTACTTTTCTAGCCAATTCAAGTATTTTAGTCCTAGCTCTACTTCCGGCTTCGTAAACAGCGTTACTGTCGCTATACTCGTAGTACCAATCGTGCTTCCGTAGCATCTCAAGATACTGCTCTTGAAGCTCCTCTAGATCCTCCTCAACAGCGCCGGTTAAATCGGTGTAGAGCGTTCGTAGGTACTCGTTATTATGCTTTTGGTGGCAAGAGATATGGGTCACTAACTTAGCGTTATGTACGCCAGCGGAGCCGGCCGGTCTTAGCCATACCTCCATACGACTAGTAGTGTTTCTAACGTCATCTTTCTTTCGCTCGTGGCAGATATAAAGCTCCTCTTTATCGCCAGCTCGATGAATGACGCCGTTTTGATATACTTCAATTTTATCCATTTTATTTCTCCTTTGGTGGCTTAATTGCCCTCAATAAATATACTATAGTACATATATGATGCACTATGCAAGGAATAAAGTGTACTAAAGTATAAAAAAAGTAAATAAAAGTTACTACGAGTTTATACTATTGTATATATAACTGTACTATGGTACACTAAAAGCATGGCTAATATAACAACATACGTCAGGTTACTTCTGGGGCTTAACAAGAATAAGCTGGCGATAATGTTGGATAAAACTCCCAGCGGTATAAGAAAGATGGAGCAAGCCAGTCGAATCCACATTCAAGACCTCACTTTTTTACGCCACATCTCAGGGCTTTCTTGGGAAGATTTTGGCAGTGTTTTAGATAAGATAGCGGAAGATGGCGAAGAATAAAGGCGGGCGACCGGAAAAAAGGTTAAGCGAAAAAGCTTTAGCTCAAATATCCGAGCTAGCTGGCAGAGGGTGGACGCTAAAGCAAATTGCTGAGATGAAAGAGATGGCGGTGGAGACTCTTACAAAATACGGTCGGGAGGCGTGGCAAAAGGGAAAATACCAGGCAGATGATTATGTAAAGAAAAGGTTGTTTGATCTTATAAAAGAAGGCGACCGAGCCAGTATATTTTTCTACTTAAAAACCCAGTGCGGGTACACAGAGACTCAGCGCATCGAGACCGACGTCAATGTTCAGCATGTTATAAGCTCCAAGCCGTTAACCGCTAACGAGTGGGCGCTAGAGCATACCGGGCAACCGCTCGAGGTAGATTATGAGGAGTTAAAGGATGATGAATAAGCAAAAGAAGCTAGCAGCCGAGGCAATTCTTACTCTCTACGCTATCAAGAATCACACAGAAATAGAGTACGAAGATCTCAGAGACCTGTACCTTGAGGGCTACTACCAGGGCTGCGGAGATACAGCGGTTGCAGATTATAAGAGTTCAAAAAAAGGGAGATTTGTAAGATGGCTGAAACGGTTGATAAAAAAGAGGACAAAGAGCGCAGAGAGTGTCCACAATGCGGCAAGGTTTCTTCACTAAGAATCCAGGGCAGCGAGGAGGTGTTTTGGATTTGCTCGACGCAGCGTTGCCCAATAGAGCGGATAACTTCCGACGGCAACGCCTACTTTATGCCGGACGATAGCGGATGGAGCAAGTGAAGGTGGCAGGGCGTTAGATGAAGCAAGAGATAGTGTGGGCACCGCAAGCTGGTCCGCAACAGGCATATATTGAGTGTCCGCTACCGTTCATCGGGTTTGGCGGCGCTCGAGGCGGTGGTAAGACCGATGCTGTACTCGGGCGCTTTGGTATTCGTGCGTGCGAAGACGGTAAGCGCAATATGGTTTTTTTTAGACGAGAGCTACCGCAAGCAGACGATCTAATTGAGCGAGCAAAAGAGATATATATGCCGCTCGGCGCCGGCTATAACGGCATGAAGAATCAATTTACTTTCCCCTCCGGCGCTCGGATACGCTTTCGACCGCTATTTAATAATGATGATGCGCAAAAGTATCAGGGGCAAAACATGACAGATGCCGCTGTAGAGGAGGCGGGAAACTATCCCGATCCCTCTCCAATTATGAAGCTTTTTGGGTGTTTGCGTGGTAGCGATACTCCAAGCTTAACGCTTACATTTAACCCAGGCGGTTCTGGGCATCACTGGCTAAAGCAAATGTTTATTAAGCCCGCTCCTCTCGGTCTCAAAGTGCTGTATATGAAGCTTCCGACTGGGAAAAAAGTTCCTTACGTTTACATACCCAGCCGGATACAAGACAATCAAATACTACTCGAGCGAGATCCAGACTATATCAATCGGCTTCACTTGGTAGGTAGCCCTGAGCTAGTTAGAGCGTGGCTCGAGGGTGATTTTGAGATTCACGAAGGTTCTTACTTTCCTGAGTTTGGGCAGCGCCATATTGTTCAGCCGTTTCCGATCCCGAAGCATTGGAATCGCTATCTCGGCTACGACTGGGGTTTTAGATCTCCGTTTGCCGCTATCTGGGGAGCGGTGTCGAGCGGTAAAGACGATGCAGGTAATGAGGTTCCATACCCCAAAGGTTCTATCGTGCTTTACAAAGAGCTTTGGGGAAAGCAGGTGGAAAACACCGAGCAAGCTCGAAAGATTGCTGAAATGAGCAATGGTGAAAAGCCGTTTTGCGTGGGAGATACAGCTATCTTTAATGAGCAGGGCGGTCCTAGTATTGGCGAGCAAATGAATAAGGTACTCCAAGAGCTAGGTCATCCAGTTCTACAATCAGCAGATAAAGACCGGCTTTCGGGGTGGTCACAGATACGACAGAGACTCATGGCAAAGCCGGCTATGCTGTATGTTTTCTCTACTTGCCCATATTTTATAGAGTCCGTACCATCATTGCAGTACGATGCAAAGAAGCCAGAAGATGTAGATAGCGATGGAGATGATCATATCGCAGATGCTACTAGGTATTTGTGCAAAGCTAGACTTTTGGAGCCGAGCTACAAAAAAGATGTAGAGCCAATGCGTGGTGGTAGGTTAGAATTGAGCCAACTTATTAAGCAAGCGAAAGCCAACAGACGGAAGCCCAAAATATGAAATACGACGACACGGAAGAGACCCCAGGGGTTGAGAAGTACGGCGCTCGCTATTGGAACGCTCAGATTCAGCAAGCGCTCGAGCGGCATGAGCCGTTTTTTAATGCCGGCAAGGAATCAATAAAGCTCTATAAAGCTAAGCACGAGCTAACAGAAACTAAGCGGCGGCTAAATATCTGGTGGTATTCAATAAATACTTTAATGCCGGCTTACTACAGCTCTACTCCTAAAGCTCAAGGGAAGCTAAGAAAGCGTACTGGCTCTCTAGCTGCAGAAGCGGGAGCCGTGGTTTTAGAGCGTAACGCACAATATGCTTTAGACGAGCATTTTGATTTTAACAAGGTAGCCAGCAACGCTACCCTTCAGTATCTTTTGACCGGCAGAGCTGTATTGTGGGCAAGGTATGAGGCAGAGTTCGAGAGTGAGATCAGAGAGCTAGCGGTATATCAGCTAGAGGATGGTCAATATGTTGATGGAGAAGCGCAGCCG